ATCACTCCCTTGTATTTTCCATCGTTAACAGTTGGATAATCCACATCTGGATATTGGTCAGCTCTCACTAATTCATATCCTGATCTTAATTTACCTGACATGTTTTTTGTATCATCAAAACCCATTGTCTCGGCTCTTATCCATCTGTGATGGTACCCATCTGGTGCAGGGGGTGCATCTAAAGATGACGGGGGAGTCCAAACAGTTTTTTTAGCTGTCTTAACTCTTGTTTGACTCGCACGGGAAGTTCTTATTTTATCTGTACTCATATGCTTATGCCTCCTCTGTGATTTTTAATTGTTTCGCATACTCTTCTAATGGCACTCCTAATTTTTTAGCAATTGCTACTTGTGATGAAGTGAGTCTCACAGTTTTGCGACCTGGTTTTACACTCCGCGTAGCTGACGCTACAGTTTGAGTAGGTTTAGTCGTTTCCTTTGGTTCAGTTTTAACAAATTTGTGGGGGAAGTCAAGCCTCATACGCTTATCTACCTCTGCATAATACTCATCAGTATTAGGATCAAACCCTTCTTCTTTTGTTAATTTTTCATGTAAATCAAAAGCAGTATAAGTCATAGCTGAGTCTTGTCCAAACCAAGGGTTGTTTTCAGCCCATTCTTCTGCTTTAGGATCAGCAACTGCTTGTTGTGGTGCTATTACCTGATCTAAAGTTTTTTCTGGCTCTTTGGTTTGTTTTATCTCAGCTGCCGCTCGCTGCTTCATGGTAGCAACTCGTGCCTCTTCAACGCCTAATCTAGCGATATCTTTTTGTGCTTCAACTTCTGTTTTAATATCACCAGCTTCTCTTGCAGCTGCAAGTTTAGCTTGTGCTGCTTGTATACCTGCAGCAACTTTACTCTCCATTGCATTTACATAACTAGGTTCTAAATTAGAAACCCTTGTTTTTAATTTACTAGATTCTTCTTGAACACCTTTAGCGTATTCTAAAGCAGCTTCTCTTTGTCTTTCTGCTTCACGCCATTTTTTAGTTAGCTTAGCAATTCTTTTCTTAACGCCTTCACTATAATCTTCTAGTTCTTCTTTTTTTGTTTCTTGCTTCTCGTCGCTTGTTTCTTGAACAGCAGGCTGCTCATCAGATTTCTCAGGTGTGTCAGCGGGCTTAGTATCGTTTTCAACAACTTCATTCTCGACCTCTACTTTCTCTTTTGGTTCTTCTAATTCAATCTCAGCACCGGGACCCGATGTATCGATGTCAACTAGATCTTGTTTATTTTCTTCTGCTTCTGGCATAGTTATCTCCTTCTATGTTAAATATTATGCAACACGGATTCTGGGTTTCCTATTGTGCCCAAAACCTCGTCGTCATTTAATAGACGGACTTCGCCGCCCTCAATAGGTAATCTTGATCCTGCATAACGAGCAAAGATTACCCAATCTCCTTTTTTACACCAAGCTCCTGTTGGAAATTTTTCTTTATCGTAATAAGCTAGTGGTCCTACTTTTAAAACATAACCACAGTTTGTTGCGATTCTTAATTTCTCTAAAGACTCTTGTGCGATTAAAATACCACCCTTTGTTTTTTCCTTTGGTGTAAATGGCAACACAAGTAGTCGCCAGCCACTAGGTTCGGGCAGCTGTTCTTTTTGTTTTTGTATATTGTCTGGATTTAAGGGCTCGTTTTCTTGGCCTAAATCTTTTGCTTTTTGATATTTCTCTTGAAGTGCGTTCCTATGTTTTGGAACTTCCTTCGTTGATGTCGACGATGTTTCCTTCATTTTTTTGCTCCTTTTCTTCTAGCAGGTTAGAGATTTCCTGTAATATATATTGATATGTTCTCGCTTGTCCTAACATATACTGATATTTCTCCATGTTGTCAACACCACCGCTAATCATGGTGTCTCCAAGTCTTTGTAGATTGTCTCGCATTATTTTTTGTATCTTAGATACAAGCACTAATGGGTCCATCATAGCTTCGTTCCTTTCTCTGGTTCAAACTCATCTAACACTTCTAGTTTTTCTTTTGCATTAGCTATTTTGTTTATTTGTTTATCTACCTCTTCTAAATGTTGAGGATGTTCCCCTATACCAACACTATTTTCTAGATAGATATTTGCAGTGGCATCAGCCTCTGCAATCTCAGCCTCGTAACGAGCGCGGAGGGCCTCAAGTATTGCTCTTCGCATTTCTTATACTTTCCTTTCCTCTTTTAAATATTGAAGCAACTTCTCTTTTACCCATAACCTTGGCACGTTGTTCTCCAACAGTTAATATTTGAATTTTCCTAGCAAACGGTTTAGATATCTTTTTAACTTTCGCCACTGTTTTTCTCGCATCTG